ACCGTGTACCTTTTGATATACAGTTAGCTGCTTTAGATTATATTAAAATACTATATAAACAAACGCAAGAAAAGCAAGGCATAAGCTTTGAAGGTGAAAGTGGTGATTCTTTTAATCTAAGCGGTAATTTCCCTCCCCATATCAGAAGAGTCTTAGACTTGTATAGGATTATTTAATGTTTGTACAATCAACTACTACCACTAAAACAATTCTTGATGGTAAGGTGTATAGTAACCTACTAGTTTTGTTAGCTGTGAGACGTACTGCTGGCTCTGCTAGCTACTCTAGGGGTAACCGCAAGGATGCTCTCTCTTTAGACATCAAAAGAGCTTACAATAACACAGGTAAGTACATAGAACAGATTATTGCTAAAAGCATAGGTGCTACCCTAGTAAACTCTAGTCCTGGGCATGGCGTTATATTTGATAATATAACCTTTAAAGAGGACGGTACTTCGGACGTTTCAGAAACCAAAGCAGTTACTACTGATGTAAATTCTGCAGGTACCATTACTCAGGCTAGGGCTGTAAAAGTTGCTGGCGGTAAAGGATTACGCCTAACTAGCGGTGATACTAGAATGTTAGCTACTAGTATTCGTAGTGACGCTAGCTTAAAAAGTTTAACCGAGCAGGGCGTGGGTGGTATAGTAAACTCTGAAGAAGTAAGCATAAATGCAGGTTTTATTAGTAAACTAAAAAATGCTAGGGGCAATCAAAGACAGCTTAAGGCATTGCTTAGCGGTAAAGGCAAAGCCGCAGTAGCTTTAAGAAAAAACTTTGCACTAAAGTCTTCTGATATACGTGTTAACGTAACTATAGATAACAAAGTAGTAGTTAGGTCTATAGGCTGGGATTGGGCTGCTATAAAAAGAAACCCAAAAGCTAGTATAATAATAAAAGAAGACCCTAGCAACCCTAATACTGTTTATTTTAATATACAATTTTCTGAAGCATTAATACGTAGTGCTCTTAATTCTGCTGTAGCTAAGAAAACAGAAGTAGACTTACAGGTATCAAAAAAGTTAGCAAAAGTGCTATCTGCTGAGTTTGCAGCTTATAGCCCTGACTTATCTAGTTTTTTAGAAAAACAAAACATAAGCTTAGCTTATACGTACGATCAGGCTTCTGTTTTAGTATCTAAAGGAAAAATAACTGATAAAAGCGCTACTGAGCCTGAAAAGCCTCAAGGCGGTAAACAAAACTTTATTAGTGGTGCTCAGTGGACTGCTTTAGTACAAGCGCGTTTAGGAACTACTATGGCAAGATTCGGTAAGGCAGAGCGTCCTTACTTAAAAGAACGTACCGGTAGATTTAGAAAAAGCGTAATAGTACAGCCAAACTATAGAGCTAGAATGATTAGTTATACTTATAACCCTTTGTACACCACTTTAGAAAAATATGGGTATACGCCTAATACCCAAGTAGCTAAAGCTATAAGAGAAGTAGCTATTAGCCTATATTCAAGTAAATTCAATATAAGGAAAGTTTAATGATTTTTAATAGAAGAACAGAGATAGTAGACTTTATAGTAGAGAGACTAAAACAAATAGATAAGCAGGTATCGCCTTATGATACTGACTATACTTTTGTCACCAATTTATTTAATAATGTTTACAGAGAGCTAAAGTTTATAGACGAAGTTAACGACTTTCCTTCGCTATATCTATCTGCTGGTACCGAAATCCGAAATTTTCAATCTAAGAATTTGACGGAAGCACTATTAACCGTTATTATAAGAGCATACGTACATGGAGAAGATAATTCTCAAAGTCTAGCAGACGAGTTAATTCAAGACGTTGAACATGTTATCTATAATATAGGTGACGAACCCGAAAAAGGTATATTTGATATAACTATAGAGAATATAACTGCCGATGAAGGTTTAGTAACCCCTTATGGGATAGTAGAAATAGAATTAACTGTAAATTATAGGCTAGAAGATTAAGGAGATATAGGTAATGACACGTTTAAACCTACAAAGAAATTCTGAAGTATTTGCATCAACAGTAGACCTGATAAATGGTGCTGTAGTAACTTCAATGACACCTTCTAACACCTGGAAACTAGAAGTACTATCTGGTTTTGCAGCAACAGCGGGTGCGGCTACTCAAGATATCACAAGCTTAGAATCAGGCACTGCTCCAGATAGATCACAGCAAAGATTTAATACTTCTATCAACCCTGTTGATTGGAACATGCAAGTTTATATGAGACCTACTGGTGCTATTACTGGAGCAGCAGCAGACACGACTACTGCCGGTACTAATAGTAGCGGTAATGTTAAGCCTGTTGCCGACTGGTTTATGTGGCAGCAAGCGTTTTCTAATACTGCTGCTTCTGATGGTACTAGCGACCAATCTGTTTGGGAATCTGGCGGAAAACTAAGAACTACAACGGTAGCTGCTGCTACAGGTTCTCACGCTTCTCGTGCTAACTTCTCTACAGCTACAGAGGCACACCTATACTATAAGCTAGATAACGTTATATATCAAGTATCTAACTCTACAGTCAACCAGGCTAGTGTAGATGCTGGTATTGATGGTATTGCCACAACTACCTGGACTGGTCTAGGTACAACTATGAAAGAACTTACAGGACTTCCTAGAAACAACGCTATATCAGTGTTTGGCGGTATTCTTAATGATGGCTCTGCTGTCCTTGCTAACTCTAGTTCTGCTACTTTAAACGCAGTTGCTAGCTATCACCCATTTAATCAGATGAACGTTGCTGGTAGTATTGGTACAAATTCTTTTATTAAAAATAGACTAAGTGCTATTGAGTTTCACCATGCACCTACTGCAGGTGGTACCGATGTTAAGTATACATTCCCTGTTACAGCACTTACTTTTGAGTATAATAATAACATATCATACTTAACACCTGAAGAGCTTTCTAGCCTAAACGAACCTATCGGTCAGTTTACGGGTACTAGAGCAGTATCAGGTACAGCTACTATGTACCTAAGAGCTGGTGATACAGAATCTGCACAGTTCCTAAGAAACATCTATGCTGATAGTAGAACTTCCTCTTCCGCTACTTCTAATGCTAATTTAATTATTGGCGGAGCTACTGCACCTTATGTCGCTTTCCAACTAGATGCAGTACAGTTCGACTTCCCACAGATTGCACTTGACGATGTTATTTCTATGAGTGTTAACTTTGTAGCACAAGAACCTGTCGCTACTAAAGGCAGTGGTGGTGAAGTTTCTATCTTCGCTGCTAAGTAACTAACTAAATATTCTTGAGGGAGAATATTAACAAACAACAGAAGAGCGTCTACTGGCTTGTAATCTAAGGTTTCCCTCACTTTAGAGTAACAGATATGCTAGTAGGCGCTCGCATTATATAAAGGTATAACTAATGAGCAAACTAAAAAATCTAATTTCTACTGAAACCGTTGGTTGGGTTAAGTATCCTGACATAAAAGACTTTGAGGTACAAATTAAGTTTATTACAAGAGAAGACTTAATAAAAGTAAGAAAAGCTAGTCTTAAGATTGCATTTAATAAGAAGACTAGACAAAAAGAAGAAGAAGTAGATACTGACCTATTTTTAGAAAAGTATGCAGAACGTGCTATTAAAGATTGGCGCGGTCTAAAGATTAAACATTTACCTAAACTACTACCCGTTAATATAGCAGGTATTGATGGTGAAGAGGAAGTACCTTTTGATATGGAAGATGCAGTAGATATGCTTAAAAACTCTGCTGACTTTGATGCTTTCTTAACAGAAACTCTTGCAGACTATGAAGCTTTTGTAGAGGATACCAAAGTAGATAACATAAAAAACTAACGAAATACCTCCAAAATTCTATGAGTGGTGGGGGTATGACCTCAGAACAATACCTACAAATGTGCGAACAGATGGGTTGGGAACCTAAGGAAGAAGACCTTCCTATAGATCCTGGCTCATTATCCGAAGACTGCCAGTATGTTTTATTAATACTAAATGCTCTACCTGATATATGGGAAGGCATGAGCGGTTCTTGGTTAGGTAAAGACTATAGCGGTTTAGAAGCTATAATGAATATATACGAGATAGACAATAGAAGAGCAGTGTTTGAGCTATTACAGATAGGCGAACAGCAGCTAAGTACTTTCTACAAACAAAAGCAGAAAGAAAATAGTAGCAAAAAAGGGGCATAATAAATGGCAATAATCAGAAACATAATTGAAACAGCATTTACTGCTAAAGGCGCTCCTGCCGTTGTTAAACAAACAGAAGCTGTAGGCCGTTCCCAAACAAGGCTTGGACAATCAAGCGCTGCTGCAGGACGTCAATTCTCCGCCCAATCCGCTGGATTGGGCGGTCTTGTTGGTGCTTATGCTGGTGCCGCTGCTACAATCTTTGCTCTTAGTGCTGCTTTTAATGCTCTGAAAGGTGCTGCTAGTGCTGAGACTATTGTTAAAGGTACTAATGCACTAGGTGCGGCGGTTGCACAAAGCGGTCCTCAAATTCTTGCACAACTTGATGCTATTACACAAGGCCAACTAACCCTTGCTGAAGCAGCGCAAAACGCTAACATAGCTTTATCTGCTGGCTTTGACTCTACGCAAATTGAAGGACTTACTACAGTAGCCCTTAAAGCTTCTCGTGCTTTAGGTCGCGACCTAACAGACTCTGTACAACGTCTAGTACGCGGTACTTCCAAACTTGAACCAGAACTACTGGACGAATTAGGTATTTTTGTTAGACTAGAGCCTGCTGTTAAAGCTTATGCTAGAGAAATGGGTTTAGTTGCAAAAGACTTATCCCAGTTTGAGCGTACACAAGCTTTTGCTAACGCTGCTATCGAAGAAGGCTTGCGTAAGTTTGCTAGTATTGATACTACAGCGCCAAGCGCGCAAAAATCACTTTCACAACTAGAAGCGCAGGTCAAAGAACTTGCTATTACTATGGGTCAATTCTTAGTAGGCGTACTGCTGCCTTTAGTAGAGTTCTTTAAAAATGATGCCTCAAGAATTGTAGTGCTGTTTGGTGGTATACTATTGCTTGTATTTAGCAAAGCTATAGAAGGTATAAAAGGTTTTGGTGCTAGTATGATCGCTACTGTCGGCGGCGGCTTAACTACTTTTAGTACTTATCTAGAAGGCCTAAGAGGTACTTACGCAAGTCTATCAGCAGCACAGAATAAATTTGCAGACGATGTAGAAGCAAGAGGCGGATTAACTCCTAAAGGTGCTCAAGGTAACTTTAGACAAAAGGGTGTTGATTCAAAATTAGCTAGCGAAGCGGCAGCGACTAGGCAAAGGTTCCTAAAAGGTGAGTCTATGAGTTTACAACAAGTTGCAAAAGACCAAGCTACTCTAAATGCTATTACAGGCCAGGGCACTCTTGCACAAAGAAATCACGGTGCTGCTATAGCTAAAACCAGCCTAGCTTACAAAGATGCACAAGTACAGTTAGCAGCGTATCAGGTAACACTAAGCAACACAAGTAAAACACTAGGGCTTGCTACTAAGGCTGCTGCTTTTTTTGCTACAGGTTTGCGTTTATTAGGCAAGGCCGCTGCTATAGCGTTTTCCGCTTTTAATTGGGTATTCGCAATAGGTGCTATTTTTCAAGTACTTGGCGTTGATATACTTGGTTTTATAGGTAGTTTGTTTAAAGGTAGACAAGCAGCAGAACAATTTGGAACAGGTATTAGTGGTATGGTTGCAGCTGCTGCAGGAGGTAGTGACCAGCTAACAACTTCTTTGAAAGCTTTAGGCGCTACGGAGGCTGATTTAGAAGGTGTACGCGATAGAATTGCGGAGATTAGCTCTTCCATAATAACAGATACTAAAAGAATAAATGAAGTTAGGCAGAGTTTAACAACAGCAAATACAGATGCTTTTCAATATGATTTTGATGCCACCTCTGTGACACAGCTTATAACCGCTGAAGAAAAATTAAGAGATTTAAGAAATAGTTTACAAGGAACTGAAGGGGTAGACCGTTCTGCTATTCTACAAGATATAGAACTAGTTAAAAATCTAATAGCAGTGTTAGGAGATTTTGATCTTGAGGTAGCTGGTTTATTTGGTACTATAGCCAGTGTTTCTGGGTTAAGTGCAGAACAAATTTCTGGAATTTTTTCTGACCCTCTAGTAGCGGGTCTAAATTCAGCAAAAGACGAAATAACAGTATTTGGTTTCACAATACAAAAAACAATAGAAGATACCTTTGACTTTGCTGACTTTGAAAAGTTTCAACAAGACCTAATTATAGCTAGCTCCCTTGCTACTAACACATTAAATGAATCTTTTGATGCATATGCTGTGGGCGCTACAGATGCTTCTAGACTATCTACAGCTATTGGCGGTATAAGAAATCAACTTGTAAATAGTACTGATGCTATGCAAGCCTATAATGATGATTTAATAGCTAATGGCGAGCAAGCTGACCTAGCCGCTCGAATAACAGATAGATACTTTGCTAACCTAAGAAATGGTTTAGCAGACCTAGAAGCGTTACGTGATGGTCTTAAAGAGGTAGAAACTGCTTATGCAGGTATAACACAAGCCTTTAGCTCTGAGTTAGGTATATTAGATACTGCTCAGTTTTCAGGTATATTTTCAATAGACTCTTCTGGTGCTTTAGAACTAGTATCTGCAGAAGAAGATATACTAAATAACAGATTAGACATATTAGCTACTACTATAAGTACTAACGCCGCTGCTGCGGATACAGTAGCTACGGCTAGTGCTACTACAAAAATATCAGCACTACTAAATGCACAAGCTGAGTTATATGACCAAGCAGTAAAAGCTGCTGCAGGTACTTTAATTGATATTATACAAAGCTCTCAAGAAATAACTAAAGAGTACACAGCTATGAATAAAGAACTGCAAGAGCAGTTAGTATTTCTTAGGGCTGCTAATGCTATAGAACTGCAGGTTCTAGATAACAAATTAGAAGAGCTAAAAATAGAAGGTGAGTTAGCTCGTCTTAGAAATGACTTTGATATCGGGACTGAGCGTCTTAATACTGATCAAGCACGTCTTGCTATACTTAAAGACCAACTAGCAGCTACCCTAGACCTAAGCCGCGCTGCGGCTGAAGATGGTGGTAATAGTAGTATCGCAAGTGCTCGCCAAGCAGAGATATCCGGAGAAGTTATTAACCTTATTGCTCGTATAGATAACCAAAGTGTTAGAGAAGCTGCTGCTATATATAGCACTGCTCTTACTACAGCTTCTGAAGCTACTAAAGGTAATTTTGTAGAAGCAGAACTTGCTGTTATAGAAGCAGAAAGAGTAGTTAAAGAAGCTTATACTAGTGCTCAGATTGACATGTTTCAGGCAGAAACCGACTTACTTCTACACGAGATACAGGCTAAGCAATCAGCACTAGATGCTGATAGTGTTTTAATACAACAGACTGCCGACCTAGATACTGCTAGAGCGCTTGCCGCAGAAGCTGCTAATATAGCTGCTGCTAATATAGTAAGAGCGCAGCTTACTGGTTACACAGCTTTTGCTGCTGGTGTAGCAAATTTTGGTTCGGCTGTAGATGCTTTATCTCTAGTATTTCAACAGTTTTTAGAAGGATTACCAAATGCTACAGGTAGCGTAGCGCTTACTACGGTAGGTGCTACAGATATAGTAGCTACTACTCAAGGTATTATAAGTACCGCTACAGAGGCGGTAGATGATGCAGCTTTTACACAAGCTAGGTTAACAACAGAAGCTATATCACAAATATCAGACGTTGCTAGTAGAGAGATTGCACTAAACGATGAGCGTATCAGCCAGCTAACCGATGAATCTATAGCTTTAGCGGCTATAAGAGGCCAGAAGGAAACACAGTTAGAACTAGATATAGAATCTGGTAATGTAAACGCAGCTAATGCTGCTGCTAATAGGGCTACGGCCGGAGAAGAAATTGATGGCGGTGGTGATACAGAACTTACTGCTTTACAAGAAAAGCTACAAAGCTTATTTGACTCTTTAAAAAGTAGTATACAAGGCTTACTAGAAGGTTTTAACGACCTTATTCTTTACGGAGAAGGTGACTGGCGCGATCTTATGTCCGGTTTCTTTAAAGGTTTACAACAAGACTTCTTTAAAACTACTATTTCAGAACCGCTTTCTGCAAAACTATCTGAGACTATATTCGGCGCTTTAGGTATAACTGGTATGGGTAAAACGGGTGGCATTGAAGATGCTGTAGTAGATCGTGGAGGCTTACTAGTAAGACTAGTTGAAGGCCCTGAATCTGTTATATCTGACTTATTTACTGATGGTGCAAAAGCTACTGAGGAAAAAACAGTAGGCTTTATAGAAAACCTATTAGGAGAAGACGGTTTCTTATCTAAGTCTTTTAAAGCTTTATTTGGTTCTGACGGGGTTTTGTCTAGTATGTTTAGTGGGTTAGGTAGCGTGTTAAGTAGCGTATTTGGCGGCGGCGGCTCTGGTGGCGGTATCGGAAGTGGTATAGTATCTATAATAGGTAGTATATTTGGCGGCGGTACTGCCTTCGCTGCCAATGGCGGAAGTATTATGAGAAAAGCTCAGGGTGGCTCTGTAGCTGGTGTAAGAGATAGAGTTCCTGCATTACTAGAACCTGGTGAGTTTGTTATACGCAAACCTATGGTTAACAAGATTGGTACTAATAACCTTATGTCTATGAACGCTACCGGTGCTATGCCTGAAGGCGGCGGTGCACCTACTATTAATATAACTAATGAAGGCACGCCTAAAAACGCGGAAGCATCAGCTCCTAGATTTGATGGCGAAAAATACGTAATAGATATTATGTTAAGAGATTTTGAAAACAACGGACCTGTTAGAAGGTCTATGAGAGCGGGAGCTGTTTAATGGCACTATACCCAGATGATGCTGTAGGTACTTTTACTATTGATAGTTTTAGTACTATGCAGGACAGAAAACCAGATAAAGGCTTTTCTTCTAAAAAGTCTTATTCTAGTATAAGCTTTACTAGCGAGGCTGGTTATAACAAAAGACGTTTAAAATCTCGTAGACCTACTAGAGAGTATAGCATGACGTATACTGCTATTAACGGTTTGCACAGACAAGCTATAGAAAATTTTTATGATGCGAGGAGTGGTGAATTTGAAGCTTTTACCCTAGACTTAGCACATATAGGAGAGGCCGGAACTCTTAACGTACATTTTGCTGGTGCTATAAACGTAAAACAAATACATACAGGCGAGGCTAACGTTATAAATAACTTTTATACTGTTAGCTTTGATCTAAAGGAGACTTTTAGTTAATGACTGCAAGAACATATGACGTAGTACTACAAGTTAGCGATGCTAGCGGCTTCAGCCCTAGTAATGTCTTAATAGGTAATACTAGCTTAACGGTAGGTGTTATCTCTGCTGTTGATACTTCAAATAATACTTTAAAAGTTAGACTAGCTAACTCCTTACAAGAGTATAGTAATGTAGAAGTAGTACATTCAAATAGTACTACTATTAGTGGTACGGCTAACGGAGCACTACAATCAGGCGACATTCCTTTTATAGCTAACGTAATGTCTGGTAATGTAACTACAGCAATAGCAACAGTTTCTGCCACAGCGCCTAGCGGTTTTATTGCAGCTAAGAATGCTTTTGTACAAAACCCTTTAGTTAGGTTATATTCAATTTATTATCCTGGGGAGTGGTACCCGCCCAATGAAGCTGGTAACCCTACGGGGGATGGTGAGGGTAGAGCTTGGCCTAATGCCTTTCCTATTAAATTTGCAGAAGTCGTTGCAGATACTGTTGACGACCTATCTTATAATGTGGTACATGCAGGTACTACGTATATGCCCCTACCCGTAGACGTAACCGGTATTGACCAAGGTTCTGATGGTAAAATAAACGAACTAACTATTAGTATATTTAACGTAGATAATATAATATCTGCGTTAGTAGAAAACCCTCATCTTACTGGTAATAACATATCTAATTCTGTAATAGCTTATGTAAACGGGGAGCCTGTGCACGGCATAGATCCTAGAACAGTTAATGCTACTCCTGCAGAAGTAGGTAGCGTCGGTGATGAATCTTTTGATAGTTTAACTCGTGCAAGAGCTAATGGTTTATCTTATCATATTGACTACGTAAATTTTTACGGCTCTGCTAATGCTTCATTTACTATAAACCAAACTACTAATGTTAAAGGTACTTGGGTACCTGGTAAAGCAGATACTAGGGACCTATTGGGCGCAGTAATAGATATTAAAACTACTTTTGCTAACTTTTTAGACTATTGGCCTGAGTATTCGCTAATAACAGCTATTAACTCTAACGTAATAACTGTTAGTAATATGACTCCTTACAGAGTGGGAGACGTAGTTAAAACCAGTAAAGATGCTAACACTGCTACCATACTAGCTATTACTGAGCACGGCAATGTATACTTAGATACTGCCTTATTTAGTACTACAGAGATTACTGACCCACTATATATAGTTAACGCAGAAGTAGATCCTGAAAGTTATTTATTAGACAACTTTAAAATTAACCAGCTAGAGTCTATGAATGAGCATATAGCTAAATTTGGCTTAGTATCTTGGTTACAGTATTTTAAAATTGTAACACCTAAGCGCAAGTATTATAAGAATACCTGTCAGTGGAAGTACAAAGGCGAAGAGTGTCAGTACCCTGGATCTGGAGGTTTAGCCATACCAAGCAGCGATCTAGTGTCTAACGTTAATCCTATAGCCGCCAACAATGAAATAGCAAATACCGAAGCTGAGGATGTATGCTCTAAGTCTCTTGAAGGTTGTACTATAAGAAATAACGCTAGACATTTTGGGGGCTTTCCTGGTACAGGTAGAACAGTGCCTAGAGCATAAAAAAGATTTATTCATACTTTATAGAAAAGCTACTAAATGATTTTAAACAACTATTTATTTATACAACACGATTATAAAGCTACTAACTGCATAACCTTAATAACAGATTTTTATGCAAAAGAATTACATATTGATATTAAGTTACCTGATTATCCTAAATCTAAGCGATGGATGTTGCAGTTTACTACTGATTCTGTAGACCTCTGGGCAGACAAATATGCTACAAATGTTCCGTTGACAGCTGCTAAAAATTATGATTTAATGGTGTTTAAGGCTAGTAATTCTAACTGTTTAACACACTTCGGGCTATACTTAGAAAGAGGTAAGTTTTTACATATGGAAGAAGGTAAAACTTCTAAAATAGAACTGTTAGATGACTACTGGCTATCCTCTTTATATAAGGTATTTAGGCATGAAAAAATGGTATGACGACTATACAGGATTTCCCTATAAACATTTAGGTGATAGTCCTGTAACAGGTATAGATTGTTTTAACTTATGTAGGTATATATACAAACATCAGTTAAATATAACAGTGCCTCTATCTACTCATGATTTTTGTAACATAGTAGATGCTGACTGGTATAATAAAACTACACAGCCGCTATTTGAGATGGCTGCTGCTATAAAACGTACTGATTTTGCTTGGAAAAAAGTAACAACACCCCAGCTATATGATGTTATAACTATGAGTATAGGCGATACTAACGTAACAAATCACTGCGCAGTATACGTGGATAAAAACAAAGTAGTGCAGACAGCCGCTAATAAAAAAAGCTGGGTAGGTCTTTATGGGAACTATTATCAACAATACACAACAGGAATTTACCGATGGACACCTTTGACCAACTAAAGAAAGATATGAATAGTCACGCAATGCGAGATTATCCTAACGAGTGTGTAGGGATAATAACTAATGATTTTAAGTATATACCTTGTAAAAATATAAGTGATCTACCTAAAGTTACTTTTTATTTAGACCCTGCTGCGTTAGTAGAGCATGACGGAAACATATGGGGAATATTTCACTCACACCCTGGTGACGAAAATCCTATACCTAGTAGTGAAGACAAAATTAGTGCTGCTTTTAACTCTTATAAGTTTTTAGTAGGTTTTAATAATAAGTTTTACATATACTGGTTTGATAAAACAGTAGATGCTCTAAAATTTGCACCATTTGAGGAAACACACATTGATACTAACGATTAAACCACACTCCACTCTTAGTAGCTTATTTACTTCTAAAATCTTAGAAGTAGATGCTTATAGCTATAGTGATGTGTTGTTTTATATTAATAGTATGCAACCAAAATTCTTTAACTATGCAAAACAACAGCAGCTAAACGGAATTGATGAGGGTTATATTTTCTTAGACAAGAACCTAAAAGAGATTACTCCTGACGCTTTATTTATTAAAAGAGTCAAAGAAAATGATATTATGCATATTGTGCCTGCTGTTACAGGTGGTGGCGGTAAACGAGGCGCGTTACTGGCTATAATGGCTGCTGCTGCTATTTTTACTTTTGGTGCGAGTTTAGCTCTAGGTGCTGCTGCTACTTCTGCTGCCGCAGGTGGTGGAGCTGCCGGCGCTGCCGCTATAGGCGCTGGAGGACTAAGTGCAGGCACTTTAGCTACTATAGCAGGAACTATGCAGAATATAGCAGTTAACATAGGTCTTGCTGCTTTAAGCGCTATGTTTGCTAAAGGTCCTGTAAAACAGGAAACTGCTAGAGAAAATGGTTTCTTTAGTGGGCTATCTAATACTACTAATAGCGGTACTCCAATAGCTTTACATTACGGTATGGTTAGGGTTGCAGGACAATTAGTAAGTGGTTATATTGAAACAGTTAACCACGGGAAAAATGCTATTATAAGCGTTAATGACGTACTTGAGGGATAAATGACTAGAAAAACAATAGATAACTATAACGGTAAAACTGTGCCTGTAATAAGAGGTGCTGGCGGAGGTAAAGGGGGCGGTAACGTAGCTCCCAATTCTCTGTTTTCTACAGATGTTTTACTACTTACTAATGCTTTAGGAGAAGGTCCTTTATACAGAATAAACCCTAACGGCCCTCAAGATATACAAATAGCTGAAAGTAAGATTGACGATTTAGTAAACCTTGACGGTGACGGTCTTGAAAATACTGAAAAATTTCAAACAGTTACTACTCCTGGAACGTTAATTCAAGACCCTTTACCTTTTTTCGGTGATAGGATTATTTCGCCTCAGCAGTTCGGTAGCCAAACAGTACTTAAAAAAGGTAATATAGAAGGTGTACCCTCTTCTTCTATAACTTTACAGGAAACTAGTGCTTCCGCATGGGATGCTATAAAATTTAACTTTGTTGTAAATGCTCTATTTAAAGGCGATGATAAAGGTAACGTAAGCGCTAAAAGCCTAACTCTACTAATACAGTTATATGACTCTGATGGTCTTGTGGTGTTTGACTCTCGTTCTGTTGATATAACAGGCAAAAGTGACACTGCTTATAAGTTTAGTGTAATTATGAATATAGGTAACACTAATAAAAACGAAACAGGTTATAGGTTTTCTATAAGCAAAACCTCCGATGAGTCTGACGATTCTAAAATAGAAGATAATATAGCTATTATAGGATGGGATGAAATAGAAAACACAGCTTTAGCATATCCAAGAACATCCTTAATTGGTTATGCAATTAAAGCAGCTAATGAGCATACAGGAGGTATACCTAACTTTACTAGTATTGTTAAAGGTTTACTAGTTAAAGTACCTTCTAATTATAACCAACCTACCGTAGACGGTCAAATAGACTGGAGACAGTTAGAAATAGGCACTTCTACTTATTCGTACACTACTTATGGCTACTACTTACAACAGACTGGTACTAGTACTGTGCTAACAGACTTAGAGCCTGAAATATATGTAGGTACCTGGGATGGTAGTTTTGTATACTCTTGGACGCAAAATCCTGTATGGATAATATATGACATACTAACTAATAAAACCTATGGACTAGGTATTCCAGAAAAAAATATTGATAAGTATAAATTTTATCAAGTAGCGCAATATTGTGATGCTTGTGACTCTTCTACAGGAACTTTTATAGGTGTTAATGGTTTAGCAGATGGTTCTTACAGATATAAGCCTAGAACTTTATTTACGTCTAATAGGCAAAATCAAACAGGCATACCAGAAGGTAGTGCTGTAAAAGAAAGACGTTTTATTTCTGATTTATCCATAATGGAAACAGAAAAGTCTATAGACCTGCTAAATAAAATTTCTTCTACCTTTCGCTCCGTTATTATTTATAGCGGTGGTAAAATTAGTATTGCAGTAGACATGCCGGATGAGTATCCTTCTATGATGTTTAATGAAGGTACTATAAAAGAAGGTACTCTGCAAATATCCGGAGGCAAAGAAAGTGATGTTTATACAGGCGTAGACGTTACTTATATTGAACCTTCAAACCACTTTAAAAGAGAAACAGTACGGGTAGACTCTTCTGACAATAATGATGGTACTAATTTTACAAACATAGATAATATACTATCTTTAGACTTATTTGGTGTTACTAGACGTAGCCAAGCAATTAGAACTGCACAATACCAGTTAGCTGCTTCTAGGTATTTAAAAAGGTCTATTACTTTTGGTGCTAGCTTAGATGCTATTAATTTAGCGCCTGGTGATGTTATTAGTGTAGCAACTAGAAACACTGGCTTAACTTATGGGTACGGTGGTAGGGTATTTTCAAATACAGTAACAGGTGCTAACGTATTTTTAGAGCACTTTACCGT